AGCCCCGGAGGACATGGCCGAGAACAGCGACGATCCCGTGCAGGCGGTCAGCGCGGATCCGTTGTAGTACACCGGCAGCGACGCACTTCCAACGGCGCTGCTCCCCACGAGATTCGCCAGCGAGACGGAGTGCGTGTGCGTTCCGTAGGCGGTCACGATGCCGTAGGCGTTCATCGTCACGTAAGGGATGGAGATGGACGCGCCGGAGGTCGCGCTGGACGTTCCAGCCGTTCCAGCCGTGATGGACGCTGTGCTGAAGCTGCCGCCCAGGTTGACCGTGCTCCCGTTGATGGAGATGGAGTGATTCGCCAGATAGGAGTTCGGGATGGCCTTGAGCGATTCGCCGCCGAGCTCGATGTTGTCTGCGATCAGCGAGCCGATCCCAGCCACATCCGAATAGAAGGCGGTCGCACCCAGCTCCTCGTACATATCGCGGGACGCTACGGAATCCACCTGCTTCTGAAGGGACTGAAGCATCGCGGACACGGTGGTAAGGTTCTCGTAAGCCGTCTGGCCGTTGGAGATGTAGGTGGTATTGATGCCGTCGAGCTTCGTCTTGTCGGCAGCGCTCATCAGGCCGTGTGCCGAGGTGGTCGCGTCGGTCACGATGCCGACCGACGTGCGTGGCACGTTCGTCCACTTGCCAGATGCGTAGGTCAGCAGATCGCCGTTCGTAATGCTCGTGAAAGCGGTCCCCACCCACTTGTTGCTATACCATTGAAGGATGGTGCCGGAGGCCGGGGCGTTCAGGTTGTCATCGACATCCGTAAGTTCGTACAGGTAGGAGATGTCGCCACCGCCGCCTCCACCGCTGGGGCCTCCGCTTCCGAGAATCTGGTCCCCGGTCGTGATGAACGGAGAGTTCAGCTTCACGCAAACCACGCCGTCCACCGTCTCCGCCGTGAAGTACACGTCGTCCGTGAGGTAGTACCGCTCCGCGTAGGCATAACCGGCGCGGAGTTCGCTGACTGCGGCCACGCTTGCGGAGAAGGCGGACGCGGAGAGTTCCTCGAACATATCCCTGCTCGCCACGGCGTCAATCTGCGATTGCAGACTTTGAAGCATCGTGGAGACGGTGGAAAGGCTGTTGTATGCGGACTCGCCGTGGGCGATGTAGTCCTGATAGGTCGAGCTGATGGCGATGGTCCCCGTGCCGGTGATCGTCCCACCGGAGAGGCCGGTCCCGGCGGTGATGGACGTGACGCCGCTCGAGGTGACATAGCTGTTCGTGTCGAGCTGCCAGGTGTTCGCTGCGGTCTTCCGCAATAGGCCGCTCGTGCCGGAGAGCGCTTCGATGGCCTGCAAGTCCGCCGTGCCGGAGATCTCCGTCAGGGAATAGGACGGCTTCGTAGATGCCTTCGCCCAGGCGTACACGTCGCTCGCCGGGAGCGTCGTAGGATAGGCGGGCAGGGACACCACGCCGTTCTCCGGGCTATACTGCGTCGAACCGACGTCCACACGGGTTACGGTCCCCTGGGTGATATTGCGGTTCTTCCACTTGCTCGATGCAGCATCCCAGACGAGCGCCTGGCCGTCAATGATCTGACCGGCCACCGAAGGAACGTCCACATCGTCAAGCTGCCACAGGTACGTTGCACCGGTGCCTCCACCTCCGCCGGGCGTCCCGTCTCCGAGGATTTGATCGCCGTCGGTAATGAAGGGTGCGTTCAGATGCACGCAGGCCACGCCGTCCACGATGTCAACGTAGAAGTACAGGCCGTTTGTCAGGTAGTAGCGCTCGGCGTACATCTCCGAGGCTACGGCCCGGTCAGCGGTCACGGCGGTGACTGTCAGTTCGCCGAAACAATCCCGAGAAGCGACGGAATCAATCTGCGCCTGAAGGCTTTGCAGAGCGCCTGATATGGTCGTAAGGTTGGCATCCAGCCCGGATACCTCGCTGATGCTGTGCGTATGGGAAGCGGCGGCGAAGTAGGACGTATCCTTATAGGCAGCGGAGCCGAGTCCCAGGGCCGTCTTTAGGTTGTCTGCGGGGATGTCTCCGTTCGCATCCGGGGAGACGCCTGCAACCTTCTGCACGCTGTCCTCCGGCGCGTCCGCGTTCACCCACTTCTGAAGGGTGGAATTGTATGCGAGGATCTGGCCGTTCGTAGGGTTGCTGATGTTGACATCGAGCAGCTCGTGGAGATAGCTCACGCCGGTCGGCGTTCCGCCGCCGGGGGTGCCATCGCCCAATATCTGATCTCCATCCGTAATGAACGGGGCGTTCAAGTGAACACAGGCGATACCATTAACCTTCTCGACATAGAAATATACCCCGTCGGTCAGATAGTACCTCTCTGCGTATGCGTTGGTGAACGCCGCGACATCAGAGAAGAAGGACGTAGCTTTGAGCTCGTCGAACATATTCCTCGACGCAACGGAATCCAGTTGACTTTGCAGGGACTGAAATGCCTCCCTGATACCGTCAAAGTCCTCCGTCTGCGGGATGAAATAGCCATCGGAAAGCGATATGCGAATAGTACCCTTGCTCGTTACCGGGGACCCTTCAACCCACATTCCCTCCGGCACTTCGATACCAACGGACGTAACAGATCCGGAGGTGTCACTTGCATCCCGGCCCGCAACACTTTGGGATGAGCGGCTCGACGACGACTTGCCGATGTTCTCCGTCCAGTCCAGGCCCTTCTTCTCGCGGAGGGAGACTTCGTATGTGGGGATACTCGATCCGTTTTCGTCGATGGTGATGGAGTCGATCATCACATACTCCTGGTGGCCCTCCTGGGTGATGTCCATCCACATTCCATCGCGCAGGACACGGCCTTCGTTGTAGACCACTTTTGCGTCGATTTGGGGCGCATAGAATGGTTTCTCGACGCAGATGTCCGCCAGCAGCTTTTGGGCCGCAGCGAGCAGCCGGGACGATGCCACGGTGACGTACATTTCCGGCATGGCGATGTCGAGAAGGACGTACTGGTCCTCGGCGGCTATTTGGTAGTCCGCGTTCGGGAACATGATGTTCAGGTCCTCGTCGATAGAGCGGTACAGCGTCAGGTCCCAGGCGTCAGCGGACGGGACATAGGCCGCGTCCTTTACCTGGAAATCCCGACCGGCGCACATGCCGGTTTTCATCGAGACCGTCTTGCCGTTGCCGAGGTCCGCGTAGTCGTCAATATCGAAGCCAATCTGCGGGATCCTGACAACGAACGTCTTGGCGATTTCGTACTCTACCTTTACGGACACGGGCGTGGTTGCGTCGGTGGAGAATGTGTACGTTCTCGCGTTGGCGTAGGTGTCATACTGGTTGCGGAGGACGTAGCCGAACACATAGATAGCTATGGTCCCGGCGGGGGCGTCCTTTATCGTGACGGTCTCCGGGAGCTTGACGGTCCACGTAGGCGCGCCGGAGCTGACGACTTCAAGAGGGAAATACGCCCGCTCGGTCCCATTGATGAGCACTTCCATCTGGAGGCCGGAGAACTCCGGGTTGGTCCAGCCGGACATCATCGTGAAGGTCTGGTTGTTGCTCCCGAGTTTGAGGGTCAAGCGGCCAGCCTTCGTGGTCGTGCCTTCCCAGATCTTTTCGTCTATCTGGCCCTCCTGGTTGCTTGCGGAAACGGTATCCAGGTGCGACGAAATTATCTCGGAATACTTCTGACCCTGCTCTGCGCTGGTTCCGTGGTCCGTCGGATTCGTCGCGGCCACGATTTCGTCAATGCGGTCGTCGCGGTCCCACTTCGAGAGGTCGGGGATGTAGCCAGCCCCACCAGCATCGTACACCTCTCCGATCGTCATCCGCTCGATGGTCGGGTGGATGTCGGGAAGGTCGCCGGAGCCGTCGAAATAGGCCGTGCGTGGGATGAGTCCAAGAGAAGCAATGGCAGCCGCATCCTGAATAAACGCCTTGCGTGCATCCGGCTTTCCATCCGTGATACCCCAGCTTGACAGGGGGATCATCAGATGTTCAATATCGACGCTTTCCGCGTGGTAGATGTCGAGGCCCCGGTAGTACGTGGCATCCATGTTCTTCATGGAGCCATAAGCAAAGAGGCGGGTGCCTATCTGGTCTGCGTTGGCAATGCTGCGCTGGACGCGGACGAGGCCGTTATCGAAGGCGAACGGAACCGTCGTGTTCGCCGCCGTGCGGACATTCGACGCGCCGATAGTGATGATGTTCTTGCCGTTCTCGACAGTATGAATCCAGCCCAGGCCGCCCCACTCGTCGTAGACCTTATCCAGCACATCGAGGCAATTCGCGCCCGTAACAGAGAACTCGATCTCCGTATTCAGGATTTCGAGAAGGTCCGTATCGGTCGTCGTAACGATGCGGATCTCCCAGGAACCGGCGCCGTACTGCGCCTCGAGACATGCCTGGATGCGCTCCGCCACATTCGCGGGCTTTCCAAAGAAAGACACCGTGTTCTGTGTGGAGAAGTGAACGGTGTTGTCCCCCGGAACCAGGTCGGTAAACGGGCAGAACTCGAGTTGTTTGGAGTCGTCGAAAAACTGGACGTTTTCGTACAGGAACGACGCGCCATACTTGCTGGCGAGGCCCTGCTCTGCGGCCTGCGGCGTCCGATAGAGACGGTAGGTCTTTCCGGTGCGGGAATAGACAACGTAGTCGCCGACATGCCACCCGATCGCGGTAGGCGATCCGATGGCCGGGAACTCCAGATACCCAGGCTTCAGGTAGGCACCAACATACTTTGGCGCGCCGGTCCAAAGGGTCGCCGCGCCGCTCTGCGAGGATATGATGGAATAGTGTGCCATTAGGTTGCCGCAACTATCTTGTTCTGGGTGGAATTATAGGTCATGGCAGTAATCGGGTCGTTCACCTTGACGGAGAACGTGAAGTACACGCGAACCAGATCGCCGCAGATGCCGAACTTGCTGGAGTCGGGTGCGTGGAACTCGTCGATGCGTACCTTCTGGAACCCGAAGCAATGCCAGGCGGAGTAGAACTTGAACTCGCCGTTCTTGATGAAATCCTCAAAGGACCTGACCGCCGCCGCAAGCTGCTGGCGGGCGCTGGCCTCCGTGACCTGGCCCGTCACGCGGATGAAGATGGCCGCTTCGAGGTCATAAGTGAACGCCTCGTAGTTGATCTGGGTATTCCATTCGTCGTCACCGCTGCGGTCCTTCCAGTCGTTCTTGTATGGCTCCTTCGCCTTGCGGTTCATTGGATAGCCGGAATCCTTCACAACAACCCCATAGGTAGTGAGGATATTGGTCGCGGTTGCATCCGCGTCCCGGTGGATGTAGAACGGCTCGTAGCCCGCTATGGTTGGGATGAAAACTGCCATGATAATTTAGAATCTTTCCAAATTACAATCACAAATGTAAATTCTTTTTGCACAAAGTGCAAAAAATTGTTTCACTTCGTAGTCCGCACCGCGCTTCCGCCATTGGTGGACGGCGTGATGATGGACTGGAGTTTCGATAGGATGGCCGCCGTGTTCTGTGCGTTGTCGTAGGTGTTCGCTGCGACCTGGGCCGCGTAGTCCACCAGGGACGGCACGCTCTCCCGAACCAGCCGGACGTCCTGCCAGCCGGAAGTCTGCATAACACGCATCGCGGAGAGGTCGGCCCGCATCGCGTTCATGTAGGACGCAATCAGCGAGGAATTGCCTTCGACCAGCTCTTTGTTGATTCCATCCTTCAGCGAGGCGCCTTCGCCGGTTTCCCGGTTGAAATAGGGGTCGAACGCCTCGAGGATCTGCTCCCACACGGGCGCCATTGCCTGAATCGTCGCCATGTCGTTCGCAATCTGCTCCATCGCGCCTTCAGCATTTCCTTTGGCGAACATGTTCACGAGCGACTTGGCTTTATCGTCATCCAGCACCATATCCAGCATCGCGGATTCGAGCATCATCTTGGCGTACTTGGTAGCCACGTCATCCAAGACGTCAGCATAGTCCAGGGCCGCATCGCGGCGTTCCTTCCAGGACTCTACGATCTTATCAGCGGATGAAGAAGCAATCTGGCCGAACACGGACTGGACCACGCCTTCGAGCTGTTCCATCGCCTCCGCGTAGGCTTCGGAATCGTGGATGGCTGCCTCGATCCATTCCTTTTCTTCCTTCTTTAGACCCTTGTAGGTGTCGAGGATGGCCTGAAGGGTTTCCGCGTTCAGGCTGCCGTATGCGTCGTACAGGTCCATTCCCATCTGCGAAGCGAGTTCGCCGATAGATCCGTTGTGCTTGAACAGGCCGAACGTGACATAATCCCAGAATCCCTTCTTGTAGTGAATCTGCGGGGCATTGCCAAGTTTCTGCCGATTCTTCTGGACCTCCGCGAGTACCTTGTTCGCATTGCGGACCTGCGCCATGCCGTTTGAACCGAAGATGGTATCCGCGCCTTCTCCCAGCATGTCGGACAGCCTATTGCGCCGCGCTTCCTCGCGCAGAGAGGCGAGCTTGTTCTCAAATTCAGCCGCAGCACGCGCCGCCTCGAAAAGTCCTGTGACAAGAGATGTCACAACGCCGACGACGGCGCCGATAACGTCGCCCTTCAGGAGCGACTGCGCCGCATTGGAAAGCACCGGCCCGATAGCCATGATGCCTTCCAGGATCGAGGAAAGCCCATCGTTGCCGGTCGCGTCGGCCCATTCCTTCATGGCGCCCGCCGCGTCCATCAGCATATTCGTGACGCCCGCAATGAGATCGGCGATCTTCTTGAAGTATTCCTCCTTCGCCTCTGCGGTCATGGCATCGAGTTCCTCCTTCGTCTTGACGGAGAACTGCTCGATGGTGAGACCGGCCCGGGCCAGCCCTTCTTTGGTCTTTTCGCTGACCTCGATTGGCCCGTCTGCAAGATCCTTCAGCGCTGAATAAATGGCCCGCACCTGGCCGATGGACTTGTCGCCCCAATCGCGGAGGTCAAGGCCGTGGGTCATTTCCTTCGCCTTGCCCCTGGCGAGGTCGTTCAGCTTCTCCTGCGCGTCAAGGCGGTTACTCTCGCGCTTGGCCTCAAGGATCTTCCAGAGCGCTTCGGCGTATTCCTTCGCCTTCGGCGTGCCTTCGCCAAAGGCTTCGTTCGCTTCACGAACAGCCTGCGTGTACGCCTCGTCGTCGGACCAGTTCTTTTCCTCCAGGTCGCGGAGAATTTCGTCGATGTCATTCTCCGCCCCGGAAAGCCCAGCAGAGAAAGCCTGCCCGTTCCACTTGCGCCAGGTCTTGTTCCATTTCTCAATGGCCTTCTGCGTTTTGAGGATGGCGGAAAGGGTGTCAAGCCCGAGGCGGGTTATGATGGCATCAGCCGCCTGCTCGCCTTCATCGCCCAGGGCGCGGAGGCTTCCGGCCAGCGCAATTATCTGGGAGTCGAGCGCGGCATAGTCGGCAGCGTCGCCGCCGAAGATTTTTGCCATCTGCGTGTCGGTATCTCTACCGAAATACGGCTCCAGCTTCTCGCGGGCGTCGTAGTATTTCTCCAGGATGGAGATCTCCGATTTGAGGGCCTTGATGCGGTCGTTGGTCGCCTGCTCCTGGGCCGTGGCAGAAGCCTTGACGTGCTTGTCATAGTCCTCGCCCATGATGTCCTTATACTGCTTGGCGGCCTCCTCGCGGGATTCCATCATGGCCTTGAGCTGCGATTCCTCATCTTCCGTGATGCCGCCCTTCTTGGCCTTCGCGCGCAGGTCGGCAATCTTCTTGTCGAGGTTCTTGATGCCTTCGACGATGGAATCTATCTTGATGAGGTTCGGCGTTTCAGGCCCGTTGAAGTCGGACGGCTCCGGGCCGAAGATGACGCCCATCGCATCCATGACTTCCTTCTTCGAGTCGGTCAGAACCTTACCCGCCTGCTCGTATTTGTCCTTGAGCGCGTCGATGGAATTGCCGGTTTCCTTGAATCCCATCTGGTACGGCGAGAATCCCTGCGAGAAGGCATAGGCACCGCCGGGCTTACCGTAGTTGAAAGCACGCTCCGGCACGCCTGCTGCTATGGCTTCATCCTTCGAGAGCGTCCCCTTATAGTAGGACCGCAACATCTCCTGCTGCGCGATGGTAAGGTTTCCGACGCGCTGCAAGTAAGTCTCAAACTCATCCGCGATGGTCTTGGTGGCCTCCCCGTATGCCTTTCCCATGTTCTCGGTCGCGGACTCGAGGAAGCGCTGGCGGTTTGCTTCTTCGATTTTCAGCGCCAGGTCATCATAGATGGCAGCCAGGTCCCCGACTTCCTTCCCTTCGGTGCGGAGCTGCTCGATGTACGGGTTGAACCGTTTCTGAAGTTCGGCCTTCGCGCTGGCGTACTCATTCGTGCCTTCCTCGGCCAGCTTGAGTCGTTCCGTCAGTCGGGTCAGTTCCGCCTTTTCTTCCGAAAGGGCGTCTGCATATTTGTTGATCTCCTTCGCCCCGGCCTCATGGATGTCGTTGATTTGGCGGGAGACTTTCGTGTACTTATTGACGGCGATAACCATTCCGCCAATGGCAGCGGTCGCGGCAAGGATGGCGTAGGTGTACGGGTTGAACGTCAGGTGTATCGCCTTGTCGAGAAGGGCAAGGAATCGGACTTGCGACGCCGACAGGGTGTCGGTCATCATGGCCGCGATGAGCGCAGCCGTTCTCCAAAGCGTAAGCGCGCTGATGGTTGTGGTGATGGCCTTTCCGAACGCCTCCGTCGAGGAAACAACATTCGTAAGCGCCTGGACCGCACCCTTGAGTATTCCTTCCTGGCTTTCGCCGATGGCGTACATCAGGTTCTCCCACTTGCCCTTGAGGATGTTGATTTGTCCGGCAAGGGTCTTTGCCAGGACTTCCTGCATCTGGTAGAACTTGCCGCCCTCGCTCGTCATCCGCTTGAAGGCTTCTTCCACCATGTCGAAGGTGATCTCCCGCTTCATCATCTTGTCGAACACATCACCGAGGGAAACGGCTTTCCCTTCGATCTCGGTGAGCATCTTGGAAAGTTCCTCAAGGACCGGGATGCCGTTCTGGGAGAAGGAACGAAGCTGGATGCCGCGCAGGAAGCCGGAGGACTTCACATGCCCGTATGCCAGGATGACGCGATCCATCGAGACGCCGACGCCGGATGCAACGTCGCCCAGCATCTTCGTGGTATCCAGGAGGCTGCCCTTTTCGATGTTGAAGGCGGCGAGCTGCTTGGCGTACTTCGCCAGCTCCGAGAATCGGTATGTGGATTCGGACGAGAACCGATACAGGTTATCGAAGATCCGGTCAGCTCCGTCGAGATCCTGGAGCATGTTCCGCAGGGCCATCTTCTGCACCTCGAACTGCCCGGTGACATCTATGAGAGTGGAAAGGAACCGGCGAAGGCCGACGACAGAGAAGGTCGCGCCCGTCAGTTGCCCCAGCGTCCGCATGAGATTATGGGACTGTCCGAGAGTGACGTTGTACCTCTTTTGTATGTCGTGGGCCTGCCGGGACGATTTCGATATGTCATCGAAGGATTTCTTGACCCGCTTGAGCGGTTCGGTCTTGACTTTCTTGTTGAAGTCGAGCGCATCCGAAAGGCTCGTATTCAGCTTGTTCGCAAGCTCGATGTCCTCCCCGACGCGCCGACGGAAGGCTTCATCGGTCAAGATGACCTCAAAATGCAGTTCGTCTATGTTTGCCATACCTTGTTACATTCCAAAAAGTTCATCCATCGTGAAGGGTTCCTTCCCTTCCGACTTCGCCCGCATCCGGGCGAGCTTTCGCTCATAGGCTTCCTGTTGCATCGCAAACGCCGGGTCGTTTGGATTCACCCGTGGCGGCTTTCCGCCGGTCGCCTTGCCGCCATCATTCTTCTTTCTCTTGTAGAGCGTGTGCGGCAGGTCGCTCTGCATGATTTCTATTTGGGCGCAGGTGAGGACGCACCTGTACCCGAAATTGCGCTCCCAGCGCCCAAGACGCCAGCGAGGGCGCCCATAAGCGGGGAACTCTTTAACGAAAGCTGCTTCAGCGCCGAAAGACGTTCGGCTTGGTATTGCTCTGCTTCCATCTTCGTCATCTTGATCATGTCCGTCCTCATATCCTGCGAGTATGCCATAATCTCGTAGTGTGCGACCAGCGGCAGTTTTTTTTTACCGGCGGCCACTATCGGGGCTATCTGCTCCTCGGAATACCGGCGGGCCAGGTGCCGCCATAAAAGCGGGTAGAAAAGGCGGATCTTGATGTCGTGGTTAAGCATCATCAGCGCAGCTTCCTTGAAGGCGAAATACGGCTCTTTCAGCATGTCTTTCGCCACGTCCACATCGCTTTCTATTTTTGCGCTTGCCATGTCCCTTTCCAGCCATACTTCAGTCAGGCGTTCCAGGGTATATGGCTTCAGCCAGTAAAGACGCACGGGGCGCTTTCGGCCCGCGATACGAACCTCCGAAGGGCGGTTGTTCACAATGGAATCGTATTCGATTCGCTCGTCAATGGATGGTTGCTTCATGCTTGTCTTTTGATTGAAAAAGGGGCAGGGCTACTTGAACCCCGCCCCTCGGTTGTGGTTTGCCTCGCCGGTCCGTTAGGCCGAGGTGGAGTGCGTCGGCAGGGAGGCGTAGTCGCCAGAGGCGTTCTCGTTCGGCAGCATGACTGCGTTGAACTGAACGTAGGTCGGCGTGGTGTTGTCGTCGTGCTGCGGTTCGCTGAACACGAACTTCACACGGGCGAACATCAGCGCGGAATTGCCGCTCTGGGAACGCGCGAGGACGGTGTACTCCTTCTCGATCGGGCCGTACTTGAAGGCGGCGGCAGCGGAGTAGACGTCGGTGCCGTCCTTTGCCTTCACGTTGCCAGTCACCTTCTCGAAGCCGAGCTCGAGCAGGGCGATGGCGATGGACGGGATGTTACCCGTCATCGTGTAGTTCTCGCCCATAGTGACGGCGCTCTCGATGACCTTGTGCTTCTGGTCGATGCGGGTCGAGGAGAAAGAGGGGGCGTCCTTCTGGATCTGGAAAGAGTTCTCCAGGGTGAAGATCTCGTCCGCAGAGCTGAAGTCCACGCCGCCGCTCGCTGCCAGGTTCACACCGCCAGGGGTGTACGGGAGGAGCTTCAACACGGCATTGCCGGTGTTGAGGTCGTTGAGGATGGAATTGGAAATAGCCATATCTATGCAGTTTTAATTTCTGGTTTGACAAAGGCGTTGATGTAGAAAATCCTGATGTGATAGCCGTTCTTGTCGGGGATGTCTCCGTTCGGCGAGAACGTGAAAGGCTGAAGCACAATGTTGTCGATCTCGAGCGCGATACCTTTCAGCTTCTTCTGCATGACTGACAGCTTCTTCCCGTTCTTGATGTTCTTGATGTCCCTCGCGTAAAGGGCCACGAAGAACACGCACTCGCCGATGGCTCCACGATCGCGGATCTCTCCGTTCACATGGCAGACCACGAAATCCTGAAGGTTCGTCTCCAGGGAACGCGGTCGGTTCGGGAGCACGGTTGCAGAAACACCAGCGGTGCGGATGGCATCGCCAAGCGTATTCTCAATCGCTGTCGGGTCGAAATTGTTCATCGTGCAATCGGTCTGAAATTGTGAATCGCGTAGTAACCGAGCATCTGCTTCGCGTAGTCAAAGTACCCTTCCTCTTTCGATTCTTTGTACGTGACTCCGATGCTACCCTTCATGTCGGAGACCATGACGACAAGCCAACAGCCTTTGCTTCCAATTTGGGCGTAGCGGACGGCTATTTCCTCGGCTTGTCCTTCATCGCTGAACCCGCCTTCGTAGGCTTTCGAGAACTCCAGATGTCCGTCGTGGGCGACCGCTACGGCCATCACGTTCGAGGACTGGATATGAACTTCCAGCTCCTCTCCGGCGTGGCCCCCGGCGTCTGCGGCATCGTAGATCTCGTGGGCGTTGGCGACATAGGCAAGGGCCTCCTTCGCTATGGCTATCATCCCATTCCGCGCGGTGTTCTGCTCGTTGAGCATGAGCCGCTTGAAGGCATAGTCGATAACCTGCTTGTTCTTGGCCTTATTACTCGCCTTGCTCATCGTCACCACCCTCCTCGGGATCGTTCGGGTCCGGTTCCGGGTCCGGCGTTGGAGGTGTGGGCGGCGGCGGCTCCACCGGATAGATGGCGCCTTCGTTGCCCGCAGCATCCAGCCAGATATTCGTACCCCAGTTGTAGGTTGTCTGCTTCTTCACCACGGCCCGGAAGGTATGGTCGTAATCGGTCATAGTAACGACCGTCCCCTCCGGGATGTGGGTCAGAATCATAGGGGTAGAAATCTTGTAGTCCGCCTTGAACACATCTCCGCTGTCCTTGATACCACCCGTCGCCGTCCGATACCCCCACGGCAGTTCGGTCACTTCTTCGGTCACGAACGCCCCGTCTACGCCGCGCATGGGATTCCATTTGGAATCGTACGCGACCTTCAGGAGCGTCATGGCCGACGCAACCGGATCGCCGTTGTCATCCGTCACGGGAAGGCCGTCGGAATCCAACGACTCCACGTAAACGGAAAGGGTATGGGGCCAGCGGGGGTTGAACATCAGTAGAGCGGTTTAAGGCGAATCTTCGGATTCGGATCGGTGAATGGCTCGTCCCACTTCGCATAGAGATCGCGGGCCATCTGCATAAGCGCGTCACGGCTCACGACGTTCTTGATGGCGATGTAGTGCGTCCATCCGCCGTCGGACTCTCCCTGGGTCCCCGACTTGGTGGAAGAAACGGCAGCGCCGTAGTAGCAATCGGCAAGGCAGAGGTCGCGGGTGCGCTCGTCCACCTGGGCCACCGTGGTCGCGTCATCCGTCACGCCCCTATGCAGGAGCGTTGCGTAGATGAACTCGTCCGAGAAGTCAATGATGGGGTCGAGCTTGGCCCGAAGCCAGCTAACCATTGTCATGTTTTCCGCGATGCTTGCCATTTCTTCCGTCGGTTATCACTTCATTATTTTCAAAGAACTCTTATCCCTACACGTTGTTCGGGTAGAGATACCACATGTACTGCGGGACGTTCGGGATGACGAGCGAGGTCATCTCCGTGTTGAAGCTCTGGCACTTATACACGAAGTCCGCACCGATGGTGAGCAGGAGCTTACCACCGTAGAACGACGCATAGTTGCCACCGGCGATGGCGATGGGCTCAACGGTCTTGACAGTACCGATCTGGCCGTCCGGGACGAACACGACCACGTTCTGCTCGAACGCGCGGGTGTTGGTCGCGGCGATGACCTTGTTGTCCTTGTCGATCTTGTCGATGGCAACAATGGAGTCGATGGCCTTGATGGGGGCGCCGACGAGCTGCTCCAGGCGCTCCTTCTTGGCCTCATAGGACATGATGGCCGCGTAGGAGGACTGCTGGGTGGCGGCAGCGGCGGGCAGGACGGTGATGCCGATCTTGGCGATGACGGCGGAGTGGTTCAGGACTGCCTTGAGGTAGTCGATCTCCATCTCGAAATGGCCCCGGATGCCCTTCATGCGGGCAGCCTCGACCATCGCGGTCATGTCCTTCACGGGATCCGCAGATCCGCCCTCGGACGTCTTGCCTGCGTTGGTCCACCAACGGTTCGCGTCGGAAAGGGTGGTCTTGTTGGCGGCAGGCACGTGGAAGTCCAGGGTCACGCCGTTGATACCCTTCGGGTTGTTGGCGGCGGAGATGGTGAACTTACCCGTGGAGACGACCTGATGGCGCTGGAAGGTCAGCGCGTTCGTGTGACCGCCGATGAGCTTGTCCACGGTGATGAACAACTGCTCGTAAGCGGCCTCGCGGATCTGGCCGATGGTGACGCTACGACGGTCCTCCAGGCGGCGCATCTCGCGGATCTTCGCTTCGTTGAAGTATTCCACCTTCTTCATACGAGGGATGGAGCCGGTGTACTGCTTCAGGCCAGCGGGGGCGTCCGGGATAGCCGGGGAGTCAATGTCGTAATACTGGGCTGCCGCGTTGAGAGCGAGCTCGGAGACGGTCTGCACGTAGGCCGTGTCGTTCTGCATGAACGGCTCGAAAGCGAAACCGTCAAGCTGAAGGCCGTTGTACTTCCTCGCCATCGTGTCGTCGAGGAAGTTCTGGACGCTCTGGCCAGGCGCAAGGGCGCGGGACAGAAGGTCGTAGTATTCGAGGGTGAAGGTATCCATATTCTTCTTCGTGTTAAAGGGTTAAACGGAAACCTGGAGAACACCCGGGACAGCAGCGGCCATCTGTGCGGCCACTTCCGCAGCCGGAGTCAGGTCGATGAGCAGACCCTCGCCGTGGAACTTGACCGCAGCGCCGGAGGCGTTGATGTCCTCGGTCAGATCGCCCAGGCAGATGTCGTTGTAGAGATAGGCGTTCGGCTGGGCGGCCATGCTCTTGCCGGAACCGGCTTCGGTGGCAGAGGAGAACACCAGGACATCACCAGCCTCCACGGTGTCGATGGTCGCGGAGTGCAGAATGGTGATGGTGTACTTACCGGCGTCGGAGCCAGTACCGGCGACCACGGAAGCGACCTTTGCGGCCTTCGCGGTGGCGGCGAAAGTGGCACCGAGCTTCTGGATGACGTCGTTCACCTTCGGAGCGAAACCCGCGCCGATAGGCTTCACGACCACGGTGTCTACCGTCTCGGAACCGGCGGCGGCGCTGAAGGACACCACCTTGAAGCCGGAGAACGGAGTGATGACGCCGTTGGCGAGATTGATGGGGCAACCGGCGCCGTAGAGAGCGCCCGCGATGCGGAACGCCTCGGCCAGCACACCACCAACGGGGACGGGCTTGACCGTACCCAACCAGATGGGCTGATGCAGGGCGCCGACTTCGACGGCCCTACGCCCAAATGCGTTGAAAGATTTTGCCATGTGCGTTTTTGTTTTTGATGATGGTTACTCTTTGGCAGGAATCAGCCCTTGCTTTTCCAGGAAGGCGTTCATCGTTTCCGCGTGCTTGTGCGGGTCCGCTGAAGGGACTCCGGCACCGACGGGAGGGATGTTTCCGTCTCCGAAGGCATCCTTGACGTTCTGGTTGTAGTCCGCCGTAAGGCGGGCAACCGCCTGTTCCTCGGTTTCGTTCTCGCCCAGGGCGAAGCCCTTCATGGTGAGCCGGAGGATGCCGGGGTTGGTGCAACCGGCCTTTTCAAGTGCGGCCTTCACGTTCGTTTCCGCAAGATGCTGCTTCTGCGCCGCGTCCCGCTGGCTAAACTCGTTCAGGATCTTCTCGTTCTGCTCGCGGAGCTTCCTGGCCCATTCGGGCTCGTTTGGATCTACGGGCGGAGTCGGAGGATCGGTGGGTTTCGTTTCCGGGTGCGCGGTCTTGTAGGTGTCGAAGGCGTTCTGCAAGTCGGTCTTGTTCTTGATCTCCTTGTCGCGCTGCTTCTGAACCTCCTGTGCGATGAGCTCCATCGTCTCGAAGTCAGCAATCCCCGATTCGATAGCGTCCTCGCTGGTAATCGTCTTTTCCTTCGCAGAGGCAATCCGATCAATAGCCTCGTTGCTCAATCCGTAGCGCTGATACTTCGTCTTGAGCGCAGTTGCGATTTTCGTTTTCATCTTTTTCAATGAGCTTTTGGGTTATACAAAAAGCCCGAAGCGGTAACTCCCAATGGAATTACTACTCCGGGCCGGTGGTACGCGCTGGTACGCTGATAGCCGCTGTGGTGCGCTACGGCACGCTAATTATGTTCTTCTTCGATGATGTTCTGGCGCTTGCATTTCGTGCATTTGACTTCCAGCACCATCTTTCCCTGGAGCGCCTTTACATCTACCATCAGGCGGCTCCCGCAATAGCGGCAGTACCGCTTCTCGATGTTTTGGTTCGCGTCCATACGAGGGCAAAAATATACAAAAACAATTCAAAGTGAAAAAAAATTTTCACTTGCGGCAAAGTTTTTTCACTTTTGCACTTAAACAAGCCAATTTAGAACGATTCTAAATTATTCGGATGGTAAACCTCGACAACATAGACAGGAGCAAGTACCTCGACCCCGTGATGCTCCAGTACGGGTTGGAGGTCTATACCTACGAATATGCCGAGATGATGCGGGCCGAAAACCTTGAGCTGAAGCGAAAGGGGCGCCGCATCTACAATCTCGTCCCCCAGGCCGGGTTCCAGGAAAAGGTGCTGACGAGCGAGGCTGACATCGTGATATGCGGCGGCGCGCGCGGTGCAGGAAAAACCGCCTGTTCGCTGATCGGCGCCTTCTACTACGCAGAGAACCCGGACGTGAACATGTACGGCTTCCGCCGCTACGAAAACGACGTCAAGCGCGGTATCTGGAAGTCGTGCAAGCCGCTTTTCCGTGGCTTCGCTTCATTCGCTGACACGTCCTACGAGGCAAAGTTCTTCAACGGGACCGGCGCCACGATGAAGATGGAACACCTGGCAGACCTGAAGGCCATTAAAGACCGGTTCCGTGGTGCGGAGATGCCCTACATCGTAATCGAAGAGCTGGCAGAGTTCACGAAAGACAACCTGAATGTGATCTTCGACCTGATGGGTAGCAACCGAAGCACAACCGGCCTCCCGGCCCGGTTCATCTGCACCTGCAACCCGGTCGGAAAATCGAACAAACTGCGCTGGCTCGTAGACTGGTGGATTGACCCGGAGACGGACGAGGCCATCCCCGAGCGGTCCGGGAAGATTCGCTACTTCTGCCGCTACGGGGAGGACGTGATGGAGATCGCCTGGGGCGACACGCCCGAAGAGGTCTACGCTAACCCGAACGCCAAGAACAAGATTTCCTCTCTAACTGATGACCCGGACCGCGAGTATCGGAGCTTCATCACGTCGCTCACGTTCATCGACGGAGACTATTCCGAAAACGCGATTCTACACGTCTCCGATACCAAGTACATGAACCGCATTTCGTCCGGCGGATCCCGCTCGACCATCAATGACATCCGGGGCGTGTGGCGCGACGTGGACGACACGGGCGCGCTCGTCACGATGGACGACATGGTGGCCTTCTTTAGCGCGGCTCCGCACACCACCGGCATCCGCGTCGCTGGAGGCGACATCGCCTTCAAATCGGACTGGTTCGTGCTGTGGGCGATGGATGGCTGGCACATCATAGACGTCTTTGCCAAGAAAGGCGTGCATCCTAACGATGCGGTGGACCTGATTCGGTCCTTCCTGAACAAAAACGAGGTACCCTGGGAGAATTTCGCCTTCGACGGCGACGGCGTGGGCGTGACCCTCAAAATGACTGACGACGCGGAGGCACAGAAAGCATACGCCTTCTCCAACAAGGGCAGCAAGGGCATTAAGGATTCAGCATCGTATCGGTCCCGCAAGAGCGAGTGTGCCGGTATGCTCATCAATGCCTTCCGCAACGGCACCATCTCCATCGAGGAGGACGTGCTTCGCCGCACCTTCAAGGAGAAGAATATCCCGTTCACGATTCAGGACAAGCTCATCGAAGAGCGGATCATTCTGAAGTGGATCGAGGATGAGGCGCCCCGTGAACTGATTAAGAAAAGCGAGATGAAGGGGATCCTGGGCCACAGCCCCGACTTCCTGGAGGCGCTTCTCTATTGCGTGGACCGCGCGGACAACGCAAAGGCAAAGGCGAAGGCCAGGCGCGGCAACTGGGACTATTTTGGATAACAATCAAATTCTTACGATATGCAGACACCGATGATTGGGCTGATGACGCCCTTGCAGATTCTCCGAAAGACGCCGTTCTCCGTCCCTATCCCCGGGGCGATCCAGGCGCAGGCGGGCATCAACGTCCCCCCTGGCGGCGTGACCGCAATGCCAATCGACAACGTGGCCCGCGAACTCAAGACGCAGGCCGACTTTATCCGCGAGTACAACATCACCTCGCACAACATCAATTACATCAAATACTACCCAAACCCCATCGAGTTCAACAAGAAGTCGGGCAAGTATCAGGCGAAAGTCCGCACCCGCATCGCCATCGGCTTCCAGGAGCGCATCAAGACCAAGCGAATCACGGCTCTGCTTGGGAACAACGTCGGTATGAAGCTCATCTCCGGCAAGCCGACGAAGAAGCAGACGGAAAACCTTGCCTTCTTCCGTGGCGGCTGGGAGGAAAAGAATGTCGAAGTGGCCGTTCAGCGGGCTATCGAGTCCGACTACATCACCGCCGACACCGCCGTGTGCTTCTACATGAAGGAAGGGAAGGTGAACTGGCGCACGTTCTCCTATCTCGACGGCGACGTCCTCTATCCACACTTCGACCCGTTCACGGGCGACCTTGCCCTTATCGGCAGGCTCTACACCACCGAGGACTGGGACGGCAAGCGGCAGAACCGGCTCGACGTCTGGGATACCCGCAACGTGGTACACTACTATCAGTCCGACGAAACCCAGGAGTGGAAGGTGGACGGCGACGTGGTGCCTCACGGATTCCCCGGATGCCCGGTCGCATATCACCGAAGCATCGGCCCCGTCTGGGCGGCAAGCCAGCCCCTCATCGAATCCTACGAGCTGGGGATCTCACAGTTCTCCGAGAACAACGCGGCCTACGCGCTGCGAATCCTCTACACCCTCGGCGGTGACTTTGAGCTGATGACGACCACCGACGGCACGCCTACGCGCATCGACTCCGTTGATCCGAACGCGAAGGTTGGCTTCCTGGAACCAGCCGCCGGTGCTGACACGTCATTCGCAAAGGAACTCGAGATCAAGGAAAAGAACATCATGCGCGGTTCCTTCGCCGTGGAGACGCCCGAAATCAAGTCCGGCGCCGACATGTCGAGCCGCACCGTGAAAATGCTCTTTGCGGATTCCTACCTGAAGGCTCTGGAGGAATCGCTGGAGTATCAGATCTTCCTCGACCGCATCTGCACGCTGTTCAAGCACGGGTATTTCCTGGAGAACAACAGGCAGAACGAGGCCGAAGGCTTCCGCGTAAAGACCTATCTCGATCCGTTTGTGTTCATGAGCGAGGCCGACGTCATCAATGCCATCCAGCAGCTTGTCGCCGCCGGGTGCCTGTCGCGGAAAACCGCAACGGAGATTGCCTACAACTCCGGCTATGGCACGGCGGACGAGTGGGACCGCATCATCCAGGAAGCGCACGACGAGCTCGTGGCCTCGCAGCAGGCAGAAGCGGCTGCCGCCACGCAGGAAACCAAGCAGAACCCCGTGGCCGCATCCCGCGTAAATGGTAAGTAACGATCTCCTGGTTCAGCAGGCCGCCGCATATAAGCGGGAGGCAAGAAAGGACTTTGAAGCGGCCCTTGCCGCCCTCATTTCCCTTGCCTTCCGCTACAAGAGCATGGGCGAGAATTTTCTATGGTCCGCCGACCCGGAGCTGGAGGCTGAAGCCAACCGCATCTGCCGAAACCTTTCCGACACATGCGCCAGCAAAGCGAAGGCCCGGGCCGTGGCCGTGATGGATGAGTGCCTTGACTATTTCGATGGCGAGGCCGCGTGGGATTTCATCGCCGAACCGACATCGGGCGAGAGTCTTTTGACGCGGTTCGACATGGCCGGGTCGCACCTTCTCGAACTGCTCGAAATCTGGATAGCGCTCGCGTTCGTGAACGGGATGACAAAGACATACCTCAAAATCGAGATCCTGCGCTATCTTGCCAACCCATACGCATCGCCGCTCTGGAAGGGGCTTGCCGGTGTGCTGAAGTGGGGGCCGGGTTACATGAAGGACATCGCGGCGCAGCTTGCCCTCATCGGTCAGGATGCCATCATCGGCGCGGTTCGACGCGCGGAGTGGCTGGACGCGATGGCGAAAGGCGCTACGTTCTGGATCTGGCGGCGCGGGTCGAACTTCAAATGCGAGGATTGCCAGGAGCGCGCCGGTCAAGCCTTCCCCATAGACATTCCCTTCTCCGAGATGCACGCGCGCTGCATGTGCTGGCCGGAGTATCACTACGAATAAGCCATGTTCAAATTCGATCCGAAGCACAAATTCAACAACAAGAAGATGGAGACGCCGGATGGCGTCTTTGATTCAAAGGGCGAATGGCAGCGCTGGCTGTTCCTGAAGGACGCGGAGCGCCGTGGCGCCATCAAGGATCTTGAACGCCAGGTCAAATTTGTCCTTCTTCCGACGCAGTACCGCGAGGAAGTGGTTCACCTAAAGACAAAGGACAAGATCGTCAAACGTGTAGCTGAAAGGGAAGTCACGTACACCGCAGATTTCGTGTACCGCAAGCTCAAGAACGTGGTTGAGAATCAGCTAATGGGTCGGGTGGAAGTATGGGAGAAAGTCGTCGAAGATTTCAAGGGCTTCCCGAACGACCGCTGGCCGCTCAAGAAAGCCATGATGCTCTATTTTCACGGGATTGCGATCCGCGAAGTCAAGAAGCCGACAGAAAGCGTATAGTCACTTCTTTCGGACCTCTCCGGCCAGTTTGTCGATGGACCGCTTCATGGCCCGTAATTCGGCCCGGATTTCGCCGTCCGTGACCTCTTTTGAAAACGGCTCGCCCTCTCCGGTCAGCAGCCATCGGCAGTTCATGTCCGGGAAGGCTTGCGCGAGCCTGGGCGCGAACACCTCCAGATGGAACCTCCCGGCCTTCAGTTTCGAGATTGACCCGGACGTGGTGCTGATGAGTTCGGCCAGCTTCCGGCCAGACCCGGCCTTTTTGATGAGGATCTCGATTCGTTCCTGTTCGTTCATTTCCTTTTCCTTTGCATGGTGATGGGTTCGGATGACGAGCCTTCCATATAAAGTCTCGCGCGCCCGTCCGGGAACGTGACGTAGAACACCGGCCCGGCATCGGCATCTTCCATCAGGGACAATTCAAGCTGTTCCCCGCGAATCGCGCCGACGGTAAGGATCTCCGCCTTCTCAGAGTATTCGCTTTCCGGGCCAAAGTACACACCGGCCACGTAGGTATTGTTCTCCCACAGGCGCACGGCGAGGTAAGCCATTGAGCCGTCCTTGCGGATCTCGAATTGGACGGAATCACCTTTTTTCAATTCTTCGATGGTAGGGTTCTGGGCGAAGGCGCCGACGGCCACCGCCGATAAAAGCAACGTAAGTGCAAACTTTCTCATTTCTGCAAGAATGTTTTAAGGACTTCCGCGAGGCCGTCCCAGTTACCAATTATGACCTGGTTGTTGTGGTGGATGTCGTTCTGCGGTGACGATTGTTCCGTGGAAAGAATCATCGACCCGCGCCCGGTCACAAGCCAATTCAGGCTGAGGTCCGGGTAGGCGTCGAGGATCTTCGACAGGATTTCCGCCGATGGTCCCTTTGCCTTCGACGCGGCCAGCACGCCGTTGGAAAGGCCGCAGGACTCCTCAAATCGCCGCATGGACACGCACAAATGACTGGAAATAAACTCGTTCAACCGGTTTTGAAAATCCTCGACAATCCAGGCCATAAAAATTTTCGACAAATTTAACTAAAATTTTCTACAAAATCCTTGCAAGTGTCGAGGATATTCTATACCTTTGCCCTCGGTGTAAGTCAAAAACCGCCTTTGGAGTGTGTAGAATCCCCCTCCCACCGAAATGGGGTACTTCAACAACTTACACCTCAAAGGTAGGAAAAAGGAATCAATTTTCCAAAGGCGGTTTTAACTAATACCACAAAACCTCGCCCGTCCGGTTGGCGGGATAGCGAGCAGGCACACGCGAAGAAAAAACGTAGCTCGGAATCAGGCTGTACGCCCCGGGTGCGAGAGGTGCAGCAGCGGAAAAAGCTGCGGTGAAAGCCGAGAGAAAACGGCGAATGGGACAGAAGAGTATTAAGTACGCCCCGACCTGTCAAATCAAAAGTCCGATAACGCACCTATGCCCGTCGGAGAAATCCGATTACCGTTCCAAGCCGGGGGATGAAAGAAGTCGGAGGATCGTATCAAAAAGCAGACGAGATGAAAGAAGAAAAGAAGCAGATGTTGGAGGAACTTTGTTCTGCCGGAAAGTGGACGGAGTTCCTGAACGCGCTCCCTATCAACAGGGGCGACACCTACCGATTCAAGACGTCCGGGCAAATCCTGACGCTGCGCGTCATCGCGGCCCAGCAGAGCCGAAAGGCTGGCGCGACCCGGCAATACTCCGTCAAGGCCGTCGATTTTGAAAATCTGACCGCCTTCGTGGAGGCTACCTCAAAGAAGCAAGATGGAAACTTATAGCTTTTCGGAAACCGACCGCCGACTGATCGCCGAGCTTATCGCATCGAATAACCGCCTCGCCGCCGCCATCGAAGGACAGAAGGCCGAGCGGGTGTTTTCTTGCAAGGAGGCCGCAGCAATTATCGGCGTCTGTCCGCAGACAATCTCCCGCTACCTGGCGCAGAAGCGCATCAAGAAGGGCGAACGCGGCGGGAAGGTCGGCATCCCGGAGTCGGAGATCCTGAAGCTGAAACCAAGACCGAAACCGCAGTGATGCGGGGTATTTCCCATAGTTTAAGTTTAGTGTTATGAATGGCTGATGGAGAGACATCTGACGGAGGAACGGCCCGGTTGGTCTGGGCGAGAAGCGGATGGTGAAATCTGATGTGTTGCAAGCACACAGTCCGCGAGAAAGGCGGGAGTTCGAGCCTCCCTTCCTCTGCTACCGCAGCGATGCGGGACAGGCAAGCGCAATGAGATTCATTTCGGAAAGATAGTTTTAGTAGAGCTCCCCGGGCCGCCTGACCGGGGATTTTTCACATGAGACACGCACATAACTTCGACGACATCACGGGCAGACGTTTTGGCCGCCTGACGGTCCTCGGATTCGACGGGACGAATGATAGCGGCAACGCCATGTGGCGCGTCAGGTGCGACTGCGGAACGGAGTATTCCGTACTGGGAAGCAACCTAAAGTCCGGGGCCGCCCGTTCATGCGGGTGCCTACGGCGCGACATACGGAAAGCGGAACGCCGCCGAGAGGCGGCAGGGGCGGCACTTTTGTTCGGTTAGGAGCACATGCGGAGTTTTTTCAATAGGTTACACAGCCGCCCCTTTTTCTTTTGCGAACCGACAAAAATCATACAACCATGTCACAAGAACTAACTCCAGACAATTCGACCGGCGTGTTCGTCTATGCGAACCCCACCGACGACAAGGATTCGCCCATCTTCGGCGCGGTCATTCAAGCCATCGAAGCCAACCATGACGGAGACCTCGGATACGAAATCGAGGTACAGGCGCAGCTCTCCCAAGACAAGGCGCGCGAGGCTATCAAGTCCTGGCCCGACAAGGGGCCTACCGGATGGCTGACATCTACCAGCGGTCGCGCCCGTATGCTCGTCACGCCCTGGCTGAAGCTCTATGCCGGAACAATGCTCGGCTTCCTTGAGCAAATCGAACGGGAGGTCATGCAGAAGCTGGCGCAGATGCCGAGCCTCGCAATCCACATCAACTCTAAAGCGCCGAAGTCATGAGACGCGCCGCATTGAACACCATTGCGGTCGGCGCAATCATCGGCGCATTGGCCGTGTCCGTGCTTCTTCCCTGGTGGGCCGTGTGGCTCATCTGCGCGCCGGTGATCTATTTCGGAATCGTCGGCCTAATCAAGATCAATTCAAAGGATTCTTCTAAATCCACCATACTATGCACAAATCCTACATCATTGACCCGGAGACGGGCAAACTCCTGACCGCCCAGGAATGGAAAGATAAGGCGGGCGACAAAGTGAACACCGCGAAGATGGTTGCCATCGTGCCAGATGACGGATCCCCGGCCTTCGCCTTCCCCGTGGAGACTTTCGACGACTGCGACTGGTTTGCGGCGATGAAGCTCGCGGAAGGCTACAAGGCCCCGCACGCCATCGAAGGATCTGACGGCACCTTCACTCTTCCGACCCGCAAGCAGGGTCTGGACTTCCGTATCGCAAGAGAGTCCGGCCTGGAGCAGCTGCTTGAGATGATTGGCGCCGACACGCTGCTGGAGCAGCTTCGTAACAACTGGACCTGGACGCGGGAGAAGTACGTGCCGCGTGGCACTTCAGAGGATCGCTGGTCTTGTGTTCGGTATTCCTCCGGCGATGCGTGGACTTACGACAACACTGGTGTTTCGAACAACGATGGGTTTGCCGACTACCAGTTTACGGTTCGCCCCGTCACGCTCTTGAAACTTGAATCTTAAATCTTGGGGCGGCGCGTCGCAAGCAAGCCGCCCCTACCGCCGCAGGCGGTTCGGATATACAAGTATGAATGTTTCCGATCTCCCCTGGTGGGAACGCGAGAAACTGCTGACGGAGAAAGATAAGGACGCCATGCAACGGGCCATCAACTCCAGGTGGGAGGACATCGACCCATCCTGGGCTGAAACCCCCGCCGGAGAGTATGAGCTCAAGTCTATTATTTCCCGCAAACGGCACCAAGCCGAATGGATTGCGGGTATGCTATAACACAACAAAGGTTCAATTCCAAATCAGAAAACAAAAATGGAAAGCAAAGATCTTATGTTCGGGCAGACATCCCCGGACGATTTGATGAAAGCACAGGGCGTGATTTCTGACGTTCTGCATTTCATCGTCGAGAACAAGGATTCCGACGACAAAGAGAAGAAAGATGCGGCCCGCGCAGCTATGGCGCTGGTCTGTCTCGACAATCTGATGAAGTCCCAGATCATCAAAGCTCTGGCAAAGGACATCGCTGAAAATATCGAGTCCGAGCACAGGGGGGGGGCGAATCCTGATAGTCAGCCGCGAAGCATATCTATTCCGATCCCGACCGGCGAAAAGTCGTAGTCTGGCGGCATAACACAATCCGATATGGCAATCTATAAAAAACTACTCGAGATCCA